GATCAAATTGTGATTTTGTGATTGGTTGATTTCCGTAAAAAAAGTTAAAAGTTTTCATGTGATATTGTTTTTTTGGTTAATAATTATGAAACAAAGTTAGTAAGTCTTTTCACTTATGCAAATTAATTAACATATTTTAACATTTGACTGCATAAAAAAAGGGATAAACTATTCCTAGATCATCCCTTCTTGGGTGTTATTGTAACCAAACAATATACATGCAGTACAAATATACTTATTTTTTTCTTCTGAGAATTAATTTTATTAACTTTCCTACAAAGCCTGACTGCTCATTAACATCTACTTTTACCTCACCATTGGTCACTTGTACATCTACCTTCTCAGTATCTATTTTTAAGCTCTTAGAGTCACTATCTTTATGAAAGTCTACGTCTACCTTAGGAGTGTCCACTTTAACTTCTGTAGTGCCATTTTTACGAGTAACTTTAACATCCACATTCTTAGTGTCAATGTTGATGTTGATGTCTTTTTTCTTCTTGGGTGTCTTCATTATGCTTCGTTTGTGCTTATTATTCCTTTATTTGATAATTCTATTTTTCTCACATTAGATGGCTGTGCTATTTTCCATGCTGTTCTTCTAGCCTGGTGTAATCTTGTCTTAGCAATTCTCATCACATTCACCTGGTTGTTTTGGTTGCCACCTAGCACATGGTAGTGTGTTCTATCCTCACCAACATACAAGCCTACATGACCACCACCATTTCTCTTGAATGTCAATACATCACCTAACATAGGAGTACTTTCTTTTGTCCCATACTTAGCCCAGTTCAAAGCCCACAATGGACCATCTACTACCTCAACATTAGCCTTGTGAGCACAGTATGCAATAAATAGACCACACCAAGGTATCTCATCATTAGTGTATGCCTTAATGCCAAGCTCTTTTGCCCAGTCTAAAATGATTGGATTGTGAGCTTTGCCTACTATCTCCTTAGTACCTATTAGCTTGACAGCTTGTACTAGGATTCTAGGAGCACTTTCATCTTCTAGCCAGTTATAATTCATAGTAAGATATTACAATGATTCCTAACACAATACCACAAGTAGCACCTAATAAGAATTCCATCATTTTTGTACTGTTAATTGTGAAAGTGTAGCTCCAATTGTACCAGCTGTCACTAAGTAACCAGCCATGTCTACCACAATAGTAGGTAGTGTGAATGGAGAAGTCAATAAAACAGCTCCAATACTACCTATAGTGATTGATAAGTTCCTTACTCTAAGCCAAAAATTAGGTGTTTTGGAGCACCATCTGTCTCTCAGTGTCATTTTACTAGTTGTATTTCTATTAGTTTCTTAACTGACTGAGTCAACTCACTGATGTGCTCAGCTAAATGTTTGATTTCAAGCTGTGTCATTTTTTCAATAGCATCACTTCTGTGCCTTGCCTCATTATCTACTAGATCAATCTTACCTTTAAGATGACTAACATCAGCAATAATTTCTTTTTGCTCAGTTACCACAGCCTTAATATCACTATGTACATTTTTTAAAAAGTAACCTATCCCTGATAATAGGATAGTTATTATAGTAAATGCTATCTCATTGAATCCCATCACAAAATAAGTATTGAATTATTATAACCATTCTCTCTCATTCCACCACAATGGCATCCACTATGACATTGACCAACACAATCACAAGAACACTCATCTATCATTGGTCTAAGGTCAGTGTCTCTGTTTGTCTTATCTGTAAAGCCAGGATAAAGGTCTTTATTAGCTATAAGATATCTGATCAATCTTTGCTCAAAAAATGATGCCTTCTGTGCGTAGTGCTCCATTCCAAATGCTACCTCGCTTCTGCTAACAGATGCTGAGAAGTCACCGAACTGAGTCTGTAGACCTTTATTCTTTAACTGATAAGTCAAGCCAAAGACAGCATCCTCAGCTGACCTCCAAGCTATTACTGGTTGAATGAAGGTAACAAGTGTCTGCTCATCATTGGTAAGAGCTTGAATGTTGTATCTATTTAATAAATAGTTGTAGTAAGTGGTCCCAAGAATAGGCATCACTCTAAGCTGTGCCTGAGTAGCTATGTATGGAGTCACATCAGTCACATCTACATTGGCTGTGATTGGTGTGTTAGTCTTTAGGTAGGTTTCTGTTATAAAATAGATCATAGTGTTGGTGTTTCAGTTGGCATTACGTCACCACCTTCTATAGGGGGTAAAGATGCAAGAGCTCTCACTTCATTAGGAGTCATTGCATTGAGTACTTTTGTAGCCACCAATGGTGATAGTGAGTTGATAGCATCAGCTGTTTTACTAGCATCACCTTCAATCTCCACAATTGTCTCATTGATAATTTGAAAGTTGTTGATAGTATATTCGCCTGGTATCTTAGCAATCTCTAAAAGCTCATTAATTATCTCTTCTACCTGGTGTCTTAATGGCATGACCACATTTTTTTCAAAGATGACATAGGCTTGTTTGATATCAGCTCCTCCACCTAGTGAGCCAGTAGTTCTGACACCCATAAGGATAGGATCAATTGTGTGAGCAAAACATATCTGCTCAGTATTGAGAGCTGAGGCCTCGTGAAATAGCTTATCATTGCCATTTGTAGGTAAAGATTCTATTTTAGGTAGTTGGTCTGCTGAGTTAGCAAAGAATGCTACAGCTTTACCAGCATTAGCCGCACCTTTAAGCCTATCAATTGTGTGTTTAATCATTGACTTTTCCTCTTCTGACTGTGGACGTTTTGGAAACATCATAGCAAATGAAGGAAAGACACTATTTTGTATGTTACTTTTTGCAAAGTAGCTAAGCTCACCACTAAGGAAAGCAAAATTTAGAGCACTTGTGTACTGTGGCAAAGGATACCATTCTTGACCTAGTGTCATAATCTCATAGACATACAACTGCTCAAGGTCACTATTAGTAGGATGATATTTTTTTATAGATGTCACGTCAATTCTAGCAGACCAGTCATCACATAAGAAGTAGGTTTGTTTATCTCTAGCTATTCTTACCTTCTCAGGTGACACATTGTATATCTTATAAAGCTCTCTCTTAGCATTGTAGCACAGCTTAAAGTAAACTCTGTGATGTACAGTCAATTGCTGAGCAATTGCTCTCTCTACTTTGCCAAGTTTAATTTTCTTTTCAAATGTATACAGCTTGAGCTTGTCCTCATTGGTCATTCCTTCACTCTTAAGAGTATATCCACCACCTACTGCTGAGTTGGTCTTAAAGTCCACAATAGCACCATGTAGAGGTGATGTATAGTAAAGTTGGTTAAGGAGTTCAGGAAATAAATTGTCAGAATTGAACGGAATGTAGCCAGCAATCTGATACCTACCATTCACATAAGGTAGTGATAGGTTAGCGTCACCTACTTTACCGAATGGAGTAGAGAATGACTGATAGCCTTCTACTACTTCTGTTGTTGTCTGTGGCTTCTCGCCTATAAATCTACTATACCAAGCCATTATTCATAAATTGAGTTAATAATTGCACCAGCCACTACCATTCTACCCTCTTCAATCATTGTCAATCCAACTGGATCTAATGTAGGTGTAGAGCTTTCATAAACCTTGTATCTGTACTGACCTTTAATAAAGTCAATATCTAAGGGATCAGTGATGGTGAATAGGTTGAATCTTGAGGGCCACAATGAAGTATCAACACCTTGCCAGTATATTGGGTTAGCTGTTGTGTTAAACTCATCTTCGAACTCAAATAAATAGTAAGGGTTTGATAGTGTAGTGACCTCAGTTAAGGTCAGTACAAAGCTATTAGTTGAGTCTTTCTCAAGATATATCATACCTATATTGTACTTAGAGAAAATTTTAATTAAAAAAAAGCCTTACATTTCTGCAAGGCCTCTTTATCTATGGAGAAGAATAGATTAGGGAGCTGGTGTAATTAGAGCAGTCACTACAGACTCTTCAATTTGGTAAGCTAAAAACTCATTCTCTGCAAGCAAAGTGATTGAATACTTAGAACCATCAGCTCTAGCTGTTCCTGAGCCTTCACCAGTAGCAGTCAACTGCAAGTAAGGGAAAAACCAGTACAAGCCATTTGCATCTTGTACAATACCACTTAAGTACTGCTGACCTGAGCCTAACACCTTGATAGCACTAGACTTAACTGATTCACGTCTGTGAAACATCAAGTTAATTGTCTGTGTTACAAAAGAAGAACCATTGATCAAGTCAATGTTGGACTCCTCTGTGTAGCTTGAAGTGTTACGTCTGAATTCAAACTCAATAAATGGATCAGCTCCACCTACTAAGTCTAAGTTGTCAATTAGGTAGTCATCACCAGCATCAACTGTTAATGTAGTCATGTCAACGTTATCCTGTTGATTGACAAAGAATTTATAAATACCACCAGTGTTGTTGTCACAACTCTTAAGGATGGTTTGAAGTGCATCACATGCCATTTTTTTTTATGTTTTAAAGGTTAAAAATAGGGGAGCACTTACTACTCCCCTTGTATTAATGTCTAGTCAAAACATACATTGTATACAACAATCTCTGCAGGGTTTGTGTAGTGGAAACCAGCTTTCATGTTAGCACGAGTTCTCAAGTATGGCTCAGCAACTGAGTCAGACAAGTTAACTGCTTTCAAAGCCTTAGAGTCACCTTCAGCATCAAATGCGTATACTAGGTTGTTTTTCAATGTCAATACAATAGTGTTGTCAGGCATACCTTCACATACTACTATAGGAATTCCTAAGAAAGTTAATCCTAATGGTAAAGTAACATAAGTCTGAGTGTTACCTTGTGCTGCTTTCAACTCGTATGCATTAGCTACGTTAGTAGATACATACAATCTCAAGTCAGCTTTCTTGCGTACAATTGCATTAGGAGCAGCGTTAACTACAGACTCCAAAATAGTCAATACATTTGAAGTAGTTACAGCAGCAGACCATAAGCCATTAACAGCAACATCACCACACAACTGTACTAAGTAACCATTGCACAAAGACAATAATGGATCTAAAGATGTTGTGTCACCTTGCCATCTTAACAACTCTAAATCTTGACCAATAACCAAAGCCATTTCATTCCAGTAGTAAGACATGAATGATGCAACTGTGAAGTCACCATTTGAGCCTTGAGACATTTGCAATGCTAAGAAAGACTGTTCTAAGTCAAATTGACAAAGTTGAGCCATAGCTGATAAAGGACATACATCAATGTCAATAGCATCTAATGAGTCAGTAGGAGCATTGAAGTTACAAGTAGATGCTTGTAATAAGCTACCAAAAGTTACATTAGCTAACTTAGTTTTGCTTTTGATACCTGGTAAAGTTCTAAAGTTGTTAGCAATATCAGGGCTAGATAAATAAGCCTTAGAGTAAAACTCATCTGGGTTAGCACACAAAAGTGCATTTGTTTCGATGTCTAGGTCGAATTTTAGGTTACGTGTCATTTTATTTTGATTTTGAAAATTTTACAAATTCTTTAAATTTTTCGTGAGCAGTCAATGCTACACTAGCTACTTCTTCTTCAGTGTCAACTGCAAGGCTTTCCTCAATCTGATTTTTTAAACCAGCAATCATAGCAATCACTGAATTCATGTGCTCCTCTAATAAAGGTCTCACAATAGCAATAATAGCTTCAGCATCTACAGCTGGATCAATAGCCATAGCTACTTCTTCTGTTTCAGCTTCTTCTGTAGCTTGAGCCTCAGCATCAGCTACTTCTTCTTCTACAGCTGAGTCATCAGCCATTTTCTCTTCTTCTTTTTTTAGCTCAACATCTTTAATCTCAATAACTTCTCCGTCTTTTACAACATAGATTTTATCCTCAATTAGATGCTCTCCATCAGGTAATTTCATAGTATTTAATTTTAATTGTTCCGATAATTTCATACCTAAAAAGCCTTCAATAGAATAGCCTACTTGACCAGACTCAACCAGTGCATCATAGTATTCTCTGTCAGTTACTTGGCTTGTCAACATCAGAGTGCCCTTAGGAGCTTCAATGCCATAAGTAGTGAATGCCTTGTCAGTAGTTGGGTTGTCTACTATCCAAGCCTCTAAGATGTAAGCTGGGACTTTTTTAGTAGTGTCATGCTCTAAGTTGAATATGTCTTTGTTCTGTAGATTCTGCATGAACTTAGAATGAATAGCCTCAATGACTTCTTCTGTGAATTGTACATCATACTCTTCACCATCCTCATCTTTTCTGTAGATGTTCATAGGAATCATTGCTGGTGCAACCACTCTCATCTTGACATCATCCTTGAATGCCATAGCAACATGAGAATTGAAAGCCATACCTTTAACCTTTATTGCAGGTTTAGATGTGAATGCAATCATTTCTATGCCTAAGTTTTCACCATCAGCATATTCATCCTCAATTGTTATCTTATAGACTGGTCTATCCATGCCTATATTGTTAAAAGTATTATATTTGTTAAAAATTAAAATCTATGGTAAATATTTTAGGCATTGATGTACCTAACCAATTGAATGAGTTAACGGTACAGCAATTTGAAACAATCACCACTATTCACGCTAACACTGAGCTAGATGCTATTGACAAGCACCTTCAAGTGTTTGAATTCTTAGGAGTGCCCACAATCAAATGGGATGATGTGGAGATTGAGGAGTTTAAAGAGATAGTAAAATCTTTCAATGACTTATCAGGAAAGCCTGAGCTAGTGAACACACTAGAGATAGATGGCTACACTTATACTGCATTTGAGGATAAGTTCAAACTATCTGTAAAGGACACTAAGCACATCGAAAAGATTATGCACTCAAAACATAAAGGCTACATCTCTGAGCTGTTAGCTGTTTTATTCAAGCGTAATGATCTAACTAAGGTAGAGCACTATTCAGATGCACACATTAAGCTGAAAGCAAAGTTGATCAGAGAATTGAAAGCTGAGTTAGCTGTACCATACCTGGTAGAGATTGGTCAGAAGTTATCTAAACACATACCTAAGGATGCACCTACCGAAATCTTGGAGTGAGATTGATGTTCTACAGTTCAAAGAGATTAGAGAGCTTTACACTATACCTGAGGTCTTCAATAGAGAGATAGAAATTCTTGCTATTTTAGCTGATGTCAGCTCAGAAGAGCTTGAAGACCTTGATATAGAAGAAGTGACTGCTATGATTAGTGAGATTAAGTTTGTTAACTCAGAGCCATCTAAACAATACAAGCACCAGGTAGATGACTACCACTTCAAATCATTAGATAAGTTGACTGTTGGCGAGTATATTGACCTTGAGCACTACTTCTCAAAGGACTATAATCAAAACATTGGTCACATTGCATCTATTCTGTATAGACAAAAGTCAGTTGATCAATGGAATGTTACTGTATTTGAGCCTTATAACTTTAGTCCTAGACAGAGATATGAGCTGTTTGAAGACTATTGCATCAATGACATTTATGGAATAATACCTGAGTTCATAGCTTTTAGAGAAAACTTCATGGACACCTATGGCAACTTATTCCATGATGACAATGGAGAAGAGGATGATGATGAAAGACCTACCAACTCTCAAGAGTCCAAAGACTTACAGCTTAAAAAGAGTGAGATTAAGTGGGGATGGGAGAGACTAATCTACAGCCTATGTAATGAAGACCTAACTAAATTTGAAGAGGTCACAAATCTACCACTTATCATGACCTTCAATATGTTAGCCATGAAGAAAGAATTAAACATCTAAAGGATATCCTACTTTAAATCCTTCAGGCGGATCAAGAGCCTCAAATGTGTATGTGATTCTCTGATTCTTTTCAAGTATCTCAGCCACCTTAAGCATAGGATAACGCTTAGTCAACCATTCTGTGTACTGTGAGTATATCTCTGCTGTTATTCCTGAGTTATTAAGCTCATTTGTGAACTGATTGACATAGTCTCTAGGAGTGATGACACCACCATTCCATAAGAAAGCACCATTGTTAAGGAATATAAAATAGTACATAGCCACTATCTGTATTTCTAACTTCTCAAAGCTAGTTATTTTAGCATTGATTCTGATAGATTCTACCAATGTACCTTGACCAGCTACTATATCATTTCTAAGTATCCTCTTAAGGATGTTAGCCATCCTTCTTCTAGTCTTATAGAGCACATTAAACTCTCCATTATTAGCGTATGCCATTAGTCTTGTGTTATTGGTACGTATTCAATCAGTGGTAAATCTTTCACCCAAAGATAGTCAGGATTTACACACTGCTCCATTTCTTCTGTTGAAATCACCCAATTATCTTGAGCGTCTTGTATAGGGTTGAAATAGCTATCAGGAGCGTATAATTGTTCTACTAAGCTATCTTTTTGTTCTATTGTTAATAAACCTACTTCTATCATCTGCTTAATGATGTATTAAAATTTGTAATTGCTGTACGGAAATTTTCTACTTCAACATCACTTAAGCCTTCGTGAATTGCCATACTTGAATATTGCTTTGATGAAAATGAACCGTATGTTGCATTAGTAAGAAGTGCCATAATTGCTATTTTTCTATCCGTTACAGTAGATGAATTTTGAGCAAAAGTTGCAACAACTCCATTTCTATTAATTTTCAATTGTGTACCATTTGTTCTATTTTGGCTAAAAAAGCCTAAAGAAGTAGTTATTCCAACTTCGGTAATTGTTCCCGTTGCTGTCGAATTAATTTGATGTTGTGATACATTTAAAGCACTTCTAATTAGCATTTGAGAAACACCAACAAAATTACTATCTCTACTACCGATTTCAACTTCACTTCTTGCTTGGTTTGTTCTTGACACAACTGTCAATCCAAAATTATTAATACTTATACCCTCAGCTGTTGGATTAAAAAATGTGTCACCATATCCGTTAGTCCCGTTCCCTTGAATCCCATTATTAGAATGTGTTACCCCTCCGAAAAAAGTCAACCTAAAAGCTACATCTAAATCTCTTGGATCTTTCAAGTTGAATTTGTGCTGTGATGCTGTACCACCTACTACTGGATAAATAGCTTTCATTTTAGTCCAAATAGAATAACTTTTTAAGTCAAGTACTAAAGTATTAATAGCATTCTGTTGAGTAGAATCTGTTATTGCAGCCGCTGTTATGAATGCTTGAGCATCAGGGTCAAAGCTACTTTTCGGCATCAAAGAAATTAGGCTATAGTAACTCATATTACGCTTGTGTTGTTACTCCTACTACATCCCACTTTGTATCAGTATCATTGAAAATAATACCTAAATATGTAGTCTTACTTAGTACCGTTGTTGTTGGTAAAGTTACTCCTATTGCTCTATAGTCACTACCATAAGTGATAGCTCTTGCAGTCCCATTATCTTTAATTCTTATTATCAC